TCTCAGGCGGCACCAACGGAGACGTAGATAGCTTTGTTGAGAACGAAGTATTGCGCATTTATTCAGGCGACGATCGCTTGCATGACATTATTGTTAACGATCCATCGTCCGGATTCTCAAACTCAGACACTGTTATCATATTATCAGCTATTGAAGTAGCAAATGCGACTAATAGCGAAGGCGGTTTTAGCTCACCATTTATCGATGGTGAAACTCTTGTTGATAATGTCGTTTCTCCGACTGTTCGAGTGCAAATTTATGACACTCCAGAAGATATAGACGAAGATAATAGCGTATTATTGCGCATCAAACCTCTTGATAGCGATATGGCACCATCTCCAAACGCCACATATTGGGAAAATCTCGAAGAAGCAGGTACTTTGATCGGTTTGACGAGCGGTAATGAAGCTACATTGACGAGATTTCGCGGTGAAGGCGCGACAGGTAAGATTACAACGTCACGAACCGGTTCAATTGCTTCAGCAGACATCTCAACAGGCGGTATCGAATACGATATTTTGCCATTTGTTGGCATTTATTCAACAACGGCGACCACTTTACAAGTTGGTCAGCTTGATTTACAGGCTCAGGACTATGTAACGCAGGTTCGAGTTGGTACTGGCGCACAATTTACCGATCCGATTGGATATGGATTCGGTGTTAAGGTTAGTGAAGGTCAAATTTATCAAAAAGGTCACTTCATGGCGTCGGATGCACAATTTATTGTTGCTTCCAAGTATTCAAATACGCCTTCCGATCTTTCTGTAGGTTTTTCAACAACAGAATCAATCACAAATGTCTTTACTGACTCAACATTGTACGATAATGCGCGCGGTTTCTCAAATGAAGGTGCGCCGGGCGCTAACAGGCTAAAATTGACTCCAACGTTAGTCTCTAGAACGACTACCGAAGAAGAAAGTGACCCAGCATATTTGCCTTTAGTTAAGTTTTCCGAAGGTCGTCCATATTCATTGAACGAAATGACTCAATATGCTCAATTAGGCGAAATGATTGCTCAGAGAACGTATGAAGAGTCAGGAAACTATACACTTGATCCATTCAAGATTGTAACAAGATCGGCAAATGACTTTACAGACAGCGATGAGTCATTTACGTACGTCATTGACCCGGGTCATGCCTATGTAAATGGTTACAGAGTCAAAACAGTACAAAACTTTGCTAAAACCGTAGCAAAAGGTACTGAAACAAAGTCAGAAACCGCGGTTGGTCAGGATTTAGACTACGGAAACTATATTATAGTCAATAATTTAGTTGGTGCGCTTAATTTTAAAAATGCTGACTCGATAGAATTACGAGATACAGCCGGTACATTCCTTGATGCCGAAACTCCAGCTCCTTCGCAGGAAGGATCACTAGTCGGTACCGCAAGAGTGCGTTCGGTTACTTACGAGCAAGGAATTCAAGGCACAATAGAAGGTCAATATAGACTATATCTGTTTGATATTAGTATGAATGCTGGTAAGAACTTCAAGCGTGATGTTCGATCCATTTATGCAGTCGAAGGTTCATTGGAAGCAGCTGCCGATCTTGTGTTGTCTTCAGGTAACGAATTTGTATTAAGAACATTACGCTCAGAAGCAAATCAACTTGATGAGAATGGCGACATTGTACCTCTTACATATACGCAGTTAGCCGAAGTAAAATCTCCACTTAATCAGTCATTGCTTATCTCAACAAGTAAGCCTGTTGTATATAGTGGATCTGGTTTATCAAATATAGAATACACATATCGAACTGCTTCTGACGATCTTTTAATTGGTGCTACTGGTCAAATCTCTGTAAGCGCTCAAGGTACGGCAACATTCCCATACATTGACACATTAACTACAGTTCAGCGAAGTGAAGTCATTATCATACCTACTGATTCTGATGTTAGAGATACGGTAGCATTTGGTACTTCAGCTCTAACAGTTGATAGCGCCGGAGCTGATTCCGAGGGCAATATCAAACTTACAGCTTCATCCGGCATCTTTGGTGGTTTAGAAGTTGGTGATTGGTTCCAAGGTGCAGCCGGTAAGAAAGCACAGATTCAAGCAATTGTTGGTGCTGACGCAGTTAAAGTAAAAGTGCGAACAAATGTTGCCGATTATCCCGGCCAATCAAGCGAAGCACTATATAGAGTACATCCTGTAAATGTACCTGTATCACGATTTACTGCAACATGTCCATCACCATATACATCTCTTGTCATTGACTTAGGTTTATCTGGTGTAAATGGCGGTCAGATTTCAAATGGTGCTACTGTAGTTTATTTGCAAAAATACAGTAACGTTGCTGAAGTATCAATGACACCGCGACGTAGCAGATTCGTTAGATTAACGACAGCGGGTGCATTCAAAGGTAATACACCAAGAAGTCTTGGTATTCCCGGCATCTTTAGACTACGCAAAGTATATAATGGTACAACTACAAGTGATGCTGATATTACGAGTGAATTTTATGTAGATTCTGGTCAAACTGCAAACTATTGGGGTCTTGGTAAACTCTTCCGAACAGATGATGCGTCTACTACATTGGCCGGTACAATTCTTGTTGAGGTTGATTACTTCAATCCAACGGCTCGTGGTGGTCTAAAGACAATTGACTCATATCCTATCGATGACGAAAAGACGCTGTCCGAATTAACATCAAATGGTACTGTTGTACACAACATCGAAGTTCCAATCATTAGCGTTGGTTCAGGCGAAATATATGATCTACGAGAATCTTTAGACTTTAGACCATTTGTTGATCAAACTGCGGCAGATATCACCGATCCTACTGACGCTGGCATTACAACCGATCCAAGTGACGTAGTTGCCTTTACAGGTGCAACAGGATTGCAATTCCCACGACCTGAAGGTGATGTGATATTCGATATTACATATAATTTACCACGGCAAGATGAAATTTATGTCGATGTCGATGGTGATTTTACAATTACAAGTGGTACGACTAAAGTAGCTAATGATCCAAACTCAATCATGCTTTACCGAGCTGACGTACCAGCATATCCAAGTTTCCCTCAGGTTCAATCAACACAGCTAAAAGAGATTGCTGATGTTGGTGTAATAAATGGTAGAGAAACAAACTCAATTCGCGAGAACAAGTATCTAGTCAAAGTAAATGCAGTTGCTAGCCAAAATGAAGGCTACACAATGCAAGAAATTTCTAGCCTTGAGCGTCGTATTGAAGCATTGGAAAACGTTCAAAATATCAGTGATCTAGAAGAGTCAGTGAAGAACCGCAAGATGCCGAGTTCAATTGATTCATCATTGGAAAGATATAAGTTTGGTTTCTTTGTTGATAATTTCGAAGACTTTAATCTATCGAATCTATCTTCGCCAGAGTACGATGCATCTATTTACGAATATGTACTACAGCCATCAAAAAGCACCAGTACATTACGATATAAGTTAGATAAAAATTCTCAGATCTATGCAAATGGCGGACAGGCTAAGTTCCCATATAAGCGTAAGACGATTGTGAATCAAGCGTATGCCACTTATGGTCCATATGTTCCTGAGCCTCAGTTGCCTAAAATTAGATATCGCGATAAATTTACAAATAACAGAAATATGAAGAGCATTGGTGATTCTACTGCTCCATATTCACAATTGCAAAATGTATGGGAAGAAGCAACAGTAGTTGCACCAACATTTAGCGATAATAAGCAAAGACTAATATTTGTTAGATTTTTTGTACCAACTGGTAAAGTTGGCTTTGAAATTATTCAATCAAAGACACCGCCAACAGCTGGATTTGAGAGTGGTACTGTATTGTGGAGCTCAGCTTCATCGACGCCTACTGATATCACTCCAAACAAATATGGCGAGTTGTATCGAAAAAATTATCCTGTAAAAAATAGTAAGAATATTGTATACAGCAGAGATATTAACCCATGGGCGCTTCCAAAGGCTTCAGCAGGTCAGCTGACATTTACAACTGATTCTGGTTCTATTACATATAACACCTTTACTGGTGCATATCAGGCAACTGCTGCATATAATCACACACAAGGCACATATATCACCGTTAGAGCATTAAAGGGTGATGCAGTATTTAATTTCCAAATTACATATCCGGCTATTACAAGTGCCGATCCGATATTTGATACTGGAGCCAACGAAGTAAATGTTCGACCACCAGCTAAGCCTCGTGGTACATTCTTATATAAGAAGTGTAGTGGTACAGACTTGATCGTTTATCGAGCAGACGGCAATTATGGATCAACAAAAGATACCGTAAGAAACTCAAAAGAGTGTGGTTATGTTGAACCAATTATTAAATTACCGCCAATATTGCCACCACCAGTAATTGGATCTCCCGGCGGTCCTCCGGCTCCACAGCCAGACCCACCACAACCAGAGCCAGAACCACCACAACCACCAGTTACGCCGGCGTGTCCTGCATCTGGTACAGTGGCTAAGACTGTTTGTAGTAAAACTCCAGATAAAACTTTGACGACGTATGTTTACACTGGTAAGCGTTCTTCAACTACTGGTAAGTGTGATATTAGAGTTTCTGAGTCCGATGTTAATAACGTCGAAGTATGCAGATATTCTCCACCGCCACCAGTAAAACCACCGGTTTGTGTAATTTTACCGCCACCAGTAATTATTCGTCCACCACCTGTTGTGTGCGGACCAATGGATCCACCAGATAACGATGATGGGTGCGTAATTATACCAGAACCAACGCCACCAAAAGATCCTGTTGTAGTGCACCCACCAGTGCGACCACCGGTAATTGTTATACCTGAGCCACCTGTATTACCTCCACCGAAACCACCGGTGTTGCCGCCACCGCCTGCTAATATTACAATTAGTGATGCGGTTATTAGAGAAGGTGAAACAGGTGAAGTTGAAGTTTACTTGAGTAGAAAGAATCGTTCAGATACTACGGTTAATTATTCTATGGGTGGTGGCACAGCTACTGCCGGCAATGATTATGTCGCCGAATCTGGAACTCTAAGAATTCCAAAAGGCCAGCAAACTGGAAAAATTTCAGTGCAAGCTTTGGCCGATGGAGTTTCAAACGAAGGTACACAAACATTCAACGTTACGATAAGTAGTGCTTCGCAAGGTACTATTACAGATTCAGTTGGTGTTGTTTCAATCACTGATACAACTAGTACACCAATTGTATCGATACCAAAATCTCGTGCGATCAACGAAGGAGGCGGTACACTAAACGTACCAATTACTCTTTCGGGCATTTCTGCTAGTAACGTTACTATTAACTATCAAACAACAAGTGGTGGTGCTACATCTGGCAGCGACTTTACGCCGACGTCAGGTACAGCAACTATTACTGCCGGTCAGCTTACTACTAATATTTCTATACCAATTACTGATGATACAATAGATGAGAGTGCTGAAACGTTTAGACTAAATCTAACTGGAGCAACTAATGCTACCGTTGGTTCAAGTTCTTGCTTAATAACAATTCAAGATAACGATCCAACTCCAGCGCCAGTACCTCCACCGAAACCACCAGTCAAGCCACCGGTACCGCAGCCACCAGTGTTGCCGCCACCTGCGCCATCCGAGCCTATCATTAGGACTGAGCCAGTTGAGGCTGACGTATGGGTAAGGCCGAATGATACGATACACGCAGGTCAATCTCCGGATAAGCGACTGGATTTCATTAAGATAACTCCGCCGCCTATCGTTCCAACAGTGCCCGTAACTCCAGCAGCTGCACCACCAGTAAGCACTCCAAACAACTTTACTGGCGCTGGCTCTGGTTGTTTCCAAGCTGGAACAAAAATTATGTTGCACGACTATAGCTACAAGAATGTAGAAGATATTGAAGTCGGCGATATAGTGATGGGTGCAGAAGGTGTACATAATACTGTTGATGAAGTATATGATATTGCTGAAGATCTTCGACCTATGGCTAATGTCAATGGATTGCATCTTACAGATTATCACCCAATACTTACTACAGAAGGTTGGAAAGCAGTTAACCCTGTAACATCAAATGAGCATCACCCAGATCTAAATGTTGGTCAATTAGAAATAGGTGATGAAATTGTTTCTATCACAGGTCCTGAAAGTTTAGTTGCTTCTGAGATTGTGGTAAATATTGATAAGTATAATTCTACTGATAAAGTTTACAACTTCAAAGTAGACAATGACAATACTTACACAGCAAACAATTTAGTAGTACACAACAAGTTGTTTACATTTAATCGACTCCGCTTAGGACGTTCAACGTAATTTAGAGAAATAGATATGGCCCGTAAACGCTTACGAAATAATATGGCAAGATTGAAGAGGAAGGATGATAACTTCTTCGCTCTTCCGGAAGCTGTTAGACTGCCAATGCGTCCACGACAAATGGCTATTAAAGCCCGTGGATGCAAGCCTAATACACGATACAAGGTATGCTTGGATAATTTTCCCGGCCGTGATTTTGAAGACATTCAACACACAGCCAGACCAATAGGGGAATCCATAAAAAACAATCCAAGGCCGTTTGGTAATCGTGTATATGAGTATCTAAAGTCAGATGAAAAAGGCGAGATTGTTTTCTCCTGTTTGCCTTTCGGTTCAGACGCAATCGATATACCAGCTAACCCACAAACTAAAAGGCCAACTCGTACTTGTTGGTCACAGTTTAAGTTGCGAACAAAAGAAAACGACGTAGGTAGAGACAGAGTCTGTTTGATTGAAGCTGGACAAATTACAAATCCGTATACAACAGACAAAATTAAACAAGTAAAGTTTGATTACGAATCATCAACGGTAGCTGATCAAGGTGTTAATAAAGGTACAAATGCTTTACCGCCCGGTGTATTGATACCGTGTTTCTTTCCACCTATTCGTAAGAAGAAAATCAAATCGCCACAAGAAGTATCTGGTACATTTTATCAAACATTCTATATCAATTCCAAGTCAGTTGGCGGAGCAAAGCATGTAGATATTACAGACGTAATTTTATATCTGCGTCGTAAGCCTAATAAAAGATCCAATAAATCTGGTACAGAATTGCCCGGTATTACAGTATCACTTATGGAAACAAATGCAGATGGAAGTCCACGCGTTGGTTCAGTTTTCCAAGAAGGTGTATCAACCGTTGAATGGCGCGATGTCGATGCATCTCCACTCGCTACAACTGGTACTCGATTTGATTTTCAATCACCAGTTACAGTTGAAACAAATAAGTCTTATGCTATTGCTGTTGTTCCGGAAAGCGAAGAGTATGTATTCTGGTTTAGTCAAAAGGGTGATCTATTACTTGTAAACGGTGATAAGACTGAAAGACGATCTTCAGGTTCTTCTAAGCGTCATCAAGGTGATTACTATCCAGCGAGAACATCTACAACGCCCGGTTCTGGCGTAACTCGTCGAGAAAAGAAATGGCAGCCAGATCAAGACTTAGATCTCAAATTTAAAGTTAACGTTGCAGAGTATTCCGTAGGCGATACTAGTATACAAATGATTAATGGCGATTACGAATTTGTACAATTAACAGCGGCGGCTGACACAGAATGGATGCCCGGCGAAGTTGTATACAAAGAAAATACGCCATTAACAGGTACAGCTACAATTGTTGCTGGTAGAAAGTACATTGACAATGGTAATACTGGAGATTATTCTACGCTGCTTGATGGTGATGTTCTTATTGTAGAGAGTTCTGTAGATGATACACAGGTTCAAGTATTTACAGTTGATGCGACGTCATTTACACCTACCACACGCCGTGTTTATGTCAACGAGTATGCTGAAACAAGCATGTCTGGTACTGTACGAAATACAGTCGTTGGCCAGATTGATCACTTCGATCTTGATTTTAAATTTTTAAGATTGGAACACTCATCTGTATCAATTGATCAATACCTCGCAGATAATACAATGCGATTTGCGCCCGGTGATACTATTCGAGGTGTAGAATCTCGAGATTCTGGTGTAATTGATTACTTGGACGTATTGGATGTAAGTGTATTTAGACCATCATTTGTCGGTGAGATGCCTGATGATTTTAAGATTACTACTTCACACCAATTCTCAGAGTTGGATTCAGGAAGTATCGAATCAGGTACTGGTAACTTCTCTCTAGATACGACATCACCATTAATGTATCTAAATGGTCCTAACAAACTCGATTATGCTGGCTTAGTAATGTCAAAATCTCTTGAAGTATTAGACGCTACTGATATGCATAATCCGTCTACTGATACGAAGTCTTCAGTATTAAAAATGAACTTCTCATACACAGGTGCAAATACAAAGGTATTCGAAGCTCCTTCATTGGATATTGGTCAGTTTCAGGTTGTTGCTCATAGATTTAAAATAAACAATGATTCTACTAATGAGCACACTAATAATGGTAACGCATTGACCAAGCATATTTCTAAGAAGTTAGATTTTAATGGACAAGAAGCTGAAGACGTACGAGTTATATTAAGCGCATTTAAGCCTCGACAAACTGATGTCGAAGTATATGCAAAGATATTAAACTCTAGTGATTCTGCTGAGTTTGATGATAAATACTGGACAAAGCTAGAACAAATTAGTAACTTAAATGGATTTAGTGCGGCCGGTTCGCTTAACGATTACAGAGAATATGAGTACTCATTCCCTGCATCACCACCTACATTAGACACTGCTGCCGGTGAATTTACGACAACTTTAGATAGTGCCGTGATCACAGGTTCATCTTCGTCTAACGTAGCTGCATTCTCGGTTGGTCAAACTATTAAGTTATATAGTCCATTGTTCCCGACTAATTATAGTGTTTATTCTATTCAAAATATCGATATCGGTAATGATCAAATTACTGTTAATGAAACGGTCAGTAATAATAGTATTGTTGGTACAGGTTTCAAGATCGATACTTTAGAAACTGAGCAAACAGCTTTCCATAATCCACAGAATGACGGCATTGTTCGATACTTTGGTGCAAATGGCGAGTCATATGATAACTATAACACTGTTGCCATTAAGATTGTTTTATTGGCAGAAAACAGAAAACTTACGCCAAGAGTTGATGATTTTAGATTGATTGGAGTTACAGCCTAATGAATGATGGATTGACTAAGGTTGATCAAAATACTTATATAAATAATTCAAGTACAGATTATCAAAAATTTAAGCAAGAACGCGAAAAACTAAAACAAGCAAGAGACATGTCGAATAGGATCACTCAATTAGAAACACAGGTGACCAAGATTATGACCCTCATAGAAGAACTTAATGCTAGGATCAAATAATGGCGCTACTTTCAGGTTTCGATGAATTAAATTCAGCAAATGCAACATTTAGTGATTGGTTAACAAAAACCAATGAGCTAATCTTGCTTATGCGAGGTGCAAATACAGCGCCAAGTATTACCTCAGTCATGACGGCTAACTCGCTTCCCGGCGGTTCAATGACATTTGGAAATGCTACACTATTTGGCCAATTTACTGCTAATACGATGGTCGTATTGAACGATGGTGAAAATGATGGATCAGACGATAATGTTTTCGCCAATGGTAACTTTGGTGGATTAAGAGGTGGTGTATGGAATAATGCTTCTAATACAATCACTGCTGATACATTATACATCGTTTCCAATACCACGTACACAGATGAATCAGTTGAGGTCTATGTCGATTCTACTTATGGTCTTATTGTTGAGCAAAATATTGAAGCGCGGCATGATGTCTTATTTGTAGGTAACGGTGGTTCTAACACAAATCCAAAGATGCATTGGGAAGATGCAGACAATATTCTTAGTTTCAATAACAACGTAAGAGCTGTCTTTGGTAAGAACGCAGGCTCAGAAGTTGTAGGCGGTACAGGACAAGCAGAATTCTTATTTGTTGATGCAGATAATCGAATGTATGTCAACACGGAGAATATGAACATCCGTGCAAATACTGACGTCAACTTTATCACAGACAACTTTGAGCTGAAGTCAGATATAGGCTCAGAACTTTATATCTCAGCTGACGTTGCAGATAACAGCACAGTCAAGCTATACTATGAAGGTAACGAAAGACTCGCCACGAACACACATGGTATTGTAGTCACAGGCGATGCCATTGTACAAGACGATCTTGTTATGTTTGATGGTGGCCGAATCATGATGGGTAACACATATCCATATGACGGCACACAGGATATTGCATCATATAACTTTCAAATTTATACAGACGGCACTGACGGTATTATTGTATCTGGTGACAAAGATCTCAATATCTTTGTTCATGAAGGATTCAATCTTACAAATGAACCCGGCACGATAAACTTCATCACAGCTAATAACGATGGCTCAAGCGAAGTTGTTCTTTATAATAACGGTACTGCTCGCCTCGAAACAACCGGTGCACAGGCTGGTGAAGTTCCGGGTGTAGAAATCTTTGGTGAAGCGAATACGACTACATTGCGTGTACGTCAAGATGCAAACTTTGACAACGATACTTTAAACTCGAACAGTGTTCATTGGGATGCAACAAACGAAGTATGGAATTACCGTGATTCAGTTAAAGCCACATTCGGTGATAGCGATGACTGGGAGATGTTCTATACTGCTGCAGGTCGTGCATACTCTAATACAGATAATCAAGATATTCGAGCCAGAACTGATCTAAATGTTATTTCCAACATTGTGGAAATGAAATCAGAGACAGGCGGCGAATTGTATATCTCAGCAGATGTTGCTGACAATAGCACTGTCAAACTTTACTACGAAGGTAACGTAAGACTATCTACAAATACACATGGTATTGAAGTTGATGGCGATGTTGTAGTAAAAGATAATACTGTCATCTTCGACAATAACAAGCTGTTGATGGGTGGCACATATCCATATACCGGCGGCGAAGCAATCGCCGATTATAATTTCCAAATTTACACTGACGGAACCGATGGTATTATTGTTTCTGGTGATAAAGATCTAAACATCTTTGTACACGAAGGATTCAATCTTACTAACGAGCCCGGCACTGTTAGCTTTATTACTGCTAATAATGACGGATCAAGTGAAGTTGTACTATACAATAATGGTACAGCAAGATTAGAAACGACTGGTTCACAAGTCGGTGAAGTGCCCGGCGTAGAGATTCATGGTGAAGCCAACACTGATACACTACGTGTTGAAGGCGATGTTCGCTTCGATGGTTCTACAGACGGTATAACAACAACACTCAATGCTAACAACATCGAATGGACATCATTGTCAAATACAATGAACTTCGATGATAACACATATCTTGAGTTTGGTACATCTGGCGACTTTAAGATTCACCACGATGGATCTCACACATATATGCAAGACACTGCCGGCGTCGGTAATGTCTACTTAGATACAAATACCTTCATTGTTAGAAATGCAGCTGGCAACGAAAATCTAATTCGTGCGATTCAAGATGATGGCGTAACTCTTTACTTTAATAATAGTCAGCGATTAGATACTACAAACCTTGGTGTTGACATTGAAGGCGAAGCAAACACCGATACATTGCGTGTTCAAGCCAACGCAACGTTTGAGTCAGATGCAATTAGTCCAAACGAAGCTGCGTTAGAGTGGAATTCGGCATCGCGAGTACTTGATTGGAATGATAATGCTCGAGCAAGATTTGGTAATGGTGTAGATCTACAGATCTGGCATAGTAGCGCAGATAATAGTTCATATATTGCAGAATCTGGTGCTGGTAATCTGAACATATCAGGTACTAACATCAACATCGAAGCTCAAGACGGTAGCAATTATATTACAGCAGTCGACGATGGTAGCGTTAGTATTTTCTTTGCCGGCGACGGCGTCAGCGATAACGGTAATATTGCACGACTGACTACAACAGACATCGGTGTTGATATTGAAGGTGAGGCCAATACTGATACACTTCGAGTACAAGGCGACGTTGCAATTGAAGATGGTACTGGTACTGTAGAAGTTACATGGGATGCATCCAATAGCAGAATGAATTTTGTGGACGAAGCAAGATTACGTTTTGGTGATAGTGCAGACCTACAAATATGGCACAGCGGTACAGCATCATGGATAGCAGATTCAGGAACAGGCAACCTATTCATCGAAGGTACAAACTTAGTACTAAGAGCTACCGATGATACACGTTATCTTGTAGGTACCGATGGAACTGGCGTAGAAATTTATTCACCTGACGATAGTGTTGCATTAACTGCAAATAACAATCAGATTCACATCACCGATCTCGCTAATACAAATACATTGCGAGTACGTGGTACGTCATTGTTTGAGAATGATATCAGTATCGAAGGTTCTGATAGTAACGAAGCGCTAGATTGGGATAAGTCAGCGAATACATTAAACTTTAATGATGATAACTATGCTACATTCGGTACAAGTAGCGATCTACAGCTTTATCACGATGGCACAAACTCGTTTATCAAAGAACAAGGTACTGGTCAACTAAACATTGATGGTAGTGTTGTAGCGATTCGTGATGTCAGCGATGGTACAACGATTGCCAAATTTACCGATGGTGCTGGTGCTGATATTTCTTACAACGGCACAGTACGAATGTCAACAGATGACGGCGGTATTACTGTTACAGGTAATACAGTTGCTGATGGTTTTGTTGCAGGTGATAATGAGAAGTTACAACTCGGTAATGCTCAAGATTTAGAGCTGTATCATGACGCTTCTGATTCACGAATTGATAATAAAACCGGTAATCTTGTAATTAGAAACGCTTCCAATGATGCTGACGTAATTATTCAAACAGATGATGGTTCAGGTTCCCAAGCAGTATATTTCCAAGCAGATGGTAGTACAGGATCAGTTAAACTTTTCCATTATGGTGCAACGAAATTAACAACAACTAGTATTGGTGTTGATCTTGAAGGCCAAGCAAACACAGATACACTACGAGTGCAATCTACCTCTGACTTCGAAGGTAGTATTAACATTCAAGGTTCTAATGATACTGATACTCTCACTTGGACCAAGTCATCCAATACTCTTAACTTCGACGACAATAACTTTGCTACATTCGGCAATGATTCTGATCTTTCTATCTACCACGATGGAGATCATTCATTCATCTCCGATACCGGTACAGGCGCATTACGAGTACTTTCAAACGACATTATCTTTAAAGATTCGGCGAATACTGAAACAATGGCGCGCTTTGTACAAAATGGTGCTGTTACACTCTACTTTGATAATTCACAGAAATTTATTACTACCAATACAGGTGCTACACTTACTGGCACATTAATTGCCGATGGTGTTACTGTTGGTGACAATGAGATTATTCAACTTGGTACAACCATGCAGTTGTACAATGACGGCTCAACATCTTATATTAACGAAACTGGTAGCGGATCATTAACTGTACAAGCAAATAATCTTATTTTAGAAGATACAGGTGGCGATGATTTCGTTACAGGTGTAGCAGGTGGTACTGTTAGACTCTATTATGCTGGTGCATATAAGTTAGAAACAGATCTCGCAGGTGTAAATGTAAATGGTTCATTGGATGTATCATCGGCTCTAACAGTTGGTGGTGTTACTAGTCTCGAAAACGATATTGATATTCAAGGTTCTACGGGCGCAGACACTCTTACGTGGGATAAGTCAGCCAACACATTAAACTTTGACGATAACAACTTTGCGACATTTGGTACCGGCGCTGACATGTCTTTGTATCACAATGGTACAAATTCATTTATTGAAAACACTACTGGTGAGTTGTTTGTAAAAGCAGATGGTCTCACATTACGAAGTACAACGAACGAAGATTATCTAACCGCTGATTTAGACGGTGGCGTTACACTGTACTTCAATAATTCGGAGAAACTTGCAACCACTAATACAGGCGCAACACTTACAGGTACATTGATTGCCGACGGTGTTACAGTTGGTGATGACGAAATCATTCAGCTTGGTACAACCATGCAGCTGTACAATGATGGTGCTAACTCATACATTACCGAATCTGGTTCAGGCAATTTTAACTTACAGGCAAACAGTGTTGCATTAGAAAATACTGATGGTGGTAACTACTTCACCGGTGTAGCCAATGGCGCTGCTATCATGTATCATGCCGGCACAGCGCGTGTATCAACTACATCATCTGGTGCAAGTATCACTGGAGCTCTTGGCGTAACGACAAATCTGACAGTAACAGGTTCAACATCACTCAATGGTACAGTCGATCTTGGTAATGCCGCTAGCGACAATATTGACTTCAATGGTCGCGTAAGAACTAGTATTGTACCAAACGCGAACAATACGCGTGATCTTGGTTCGTCCACCCTCGTATGGAATGACATCTATAGTGGCGGCGCATTTAGTGGAAATAATGGTACATTTACCGGCGACCTTACAGTTTCAGGCAATACGGCAATTACCGGTAACACTTCAGCATCACACTTTATTGGCAACGGTTCACAGCTTACTGATCTAAATGGCACCGCAATTACTACCGGCACTGTTGACGCTGCTAGAATTGATGCTGAGCTTACATCGAATACGAGTGGTACAGCTGCTACTGCTACACAGCCGGCTGTTACCGACTCATCCACTGATACTGACTTTAGAGTAACCTTTGCATCTAATACCGGCCAATTCCGTGATTTGTATGCTGATTCTACATTCTTATATAATCCAGCTGACAATGCATTATATGTCGACAACTTAATTGTCAATACGGAGATTACTCTACCAGATAATATTACAGCGCAAACAGTATCCGCTGTAGATTTCAGTGTATCCAATACGGCCACAATATTAAATCTTGAAGTGACCTCGCTTGAAGCGAACGGCGTGGCATTTACCGGTACGGGTGGTGATGTTACAACAACAGCATCTACGATGATCGATAGCTTCCCAATTGAACAAACACGTGGATATAAGTATTTTGTACACGGTGAAGTCACTAACGACGATACAAAAGGATACGCTGTTGAAATCAACGTTATTACTACTGACACTGGCGCCGATACAAAGATTTTCTACACTCGATATGGTGAAGTTGAAAATGGTATGGGCACGGTAGAAGTTGTTCCAGAGCTAGCAAGTAATAACACGCACATTGATTTGATGGCGACATGTCCTGCAGCTACAGCTTCTGCAATTCACAGATTTAACGTACTTAAGATAGAAACTAGGGATAATGGTGTATAATGGCAAACGCAATATACGATAAATACAAAGAAGAAATATTGACGACTGCAACAAATACTAACTTGTTGACAGAAACGGTGAAAGTGTCTCTTGTAAATTCAGATATCACATTATTTGATAGTACTGACGAATTCTATAGCGACTTAAATTCTACTGGTGGTATTCTTTCAACTGTAACTCTTGCGAATAAAACACTCGTAGATGGTGTTTTAAATGCAGACGATCTTGTTTTTTCAAGCGTTACAGGTGCAGAGTCTGAAGCACTATTGATATGGATAGATACCGGAGTCACAACTACATCGCGGCTGGTTTGTTGGTTAGACACCAATATCACTGGTTTTCCTATTACGCCTGACGGTTCTAATATAGATATTACATGGAGCAGTTCAGGTATTTTTAAACTATAAGAGAAGATAGATGGCAACTTCACAGAAATTTGATGCGTTAGATGGATTAGAAGTCACAGGTCAAATGACCGTGGGGGCAAATCTTGCCGTTGATTCAGATACTCTTTTTGTAGATAGTGTCAATGATCGTGTTGGCATCAACGATTCAACACCATCATATCCGCTTGATGTAAATGGCAATGCACAAGTTACAGGTGGCATATACGTTGGCACTAATATTACTCACATCGGCGACGCCGATACCACGATCGGATTTACGACAAATCAAATTGATATTACTGCTGGTAACGTAAATGTTGCTCGAGCCAATACTACTGTGCTATCAATTCAAGCCGGCTCAGGTATTGCAGTTAGAGATGTAACCGGCGGAGCCGCTGCTTCAGAGTTTCAATCTAATTCTAGTAAACCAAACGGCTCAATTGGGGCTAACTTCGTATATACACATGTTGTAGAAGCCGCTGGTGAGAAAGCATCCGGTGGAAGTGCAATCGTATTAGGTCAAATTGACTATACTGGTTCGGGTACTTGGTCAAATACAAGCTCAGACAATATTAAATTTGTTCTAGGTGGTGCCGATAATTATAATTTTTCGACGACCAACGCCAATTTTTACAACAATAATCTAATCAATGTTACTGATATCACTGTAGCAAATAGTATTAGTCATGTCGGCGATAATAATACTTATTTCCAATTTAATTCTAATGATTCGGCCCGTATTGTTACTAACGGATCCCAGAGATTTGTAGCAAATAATAGTGGTGTATTCGTATCAGGCGCTTTAGATGTATCGACAGATATTACGGCTCGACGGCTTACTGTCGAAGATTATTTTATTGAAACTACTTCAACCGCTCCGGGCGGTACCGCTGTTACAATTGATTGTAACGTAGGATCAGTTGTTGAATTTACTCCATCAGGAGCATATTCAGTAGACTTTACCAACTTACCGACAAATGGAACATCAGCATTCACATTGGTTATAAATAATAATGGAACTGCTAGAGAAGCAACATGGCCGGGCTCTGGAGAAGATGATGCAATATATTGGGCTGAAAGCGTTGAGCCACCAGCATCAGCAGGTTACGACATATATAATTTTATTGTGATTAATGGCAAAATTTATGGTTCGCTTTCAATCCGCAATGCTGGTTGGGCACAATAATATAAAGGAAATGTAGTATGCCAGTAGGTGGCGGTAAGGGTTTTATTGATAAAACCTGGGCACAAACATTTGATGAAACACGATTCAAAGATGCTGCGTCAGGTACAACTGATGCAACTCCTATTTCTGTGCCTTATGGAAAGCAAGTAATTGAAATTACTGCAAGGGGTGGAGCCGCTAGCGCGCCAATACTAGATCCTGCATATTCAATTACAAAGAACGCTTATACAACGTCAAACATTACTTCGTATCCTTCGCGTACTTTCTTTAAGGATGTATATACAACTCAGATCAATACCTCGTATCCAACAAGAACATTCTTTAAAGATTCATATACGTTATCTACAATATATCCAGCTAGGAATACTTTTGAGAATGCTTATACTACTGTAGCATATACGCAGTATCCATCGCGTGTGCAAAAGAATGCATATAATACTGTACAATTCACTGCATATCCTGCTGACGTTGCGAAGAATGCCTATACCACTCAGGTAAACACTGCTTATCCTGCTGACGTTCAAAAGAATGCTTATTCTACTGTAGCATATACACAATATCCAACCAGATTTAATAAAGCCGCTTATAATACCGTACAGTATACGCAATATCCAATTAGATACGCTAAGTCAGCTTATACTACTGTAGCATATACGCAGTATCCACAGCGAAACCAAAAAAATGCTTATACGACTGTAGCATATACGCAGTATCCTGCTCGTACTCAGAAAGCCGCATATAATACACAGGTCAATACGGCTTATGGTGCCGACGTTCAAAAGAATGCTTATACGACTGTAGCATACACGCAATATCCTATTCGATATTCTAAGGCCGCATATACTACATCGACCATCACTAACTATCCTGCTCGTACATCAAAAGCAGCATATTCTACAGTAACCAATACCGCATATGGTGCTGATGTAGCAAAGAATGCTTATTCTACGGTAACTAATACTGCATACGGCGCTGACGTGGAAAAGAATGCATATAATACTGTGCAGTATACACAATATCCAGCTGATGTAGCAAAGAATGCATATAACACCGTAGCATATACACAATATCCTGCACGATTTACTAAGGCTGCATACAATACATCGTCCACCACTAACTATCCCGCGCGGTTTAACAAGGCTGCATACAATACATCAGTCACCACTAATTATCCTGCACGGTTTAATAAAGCCGCGTATAACACATCAGCTACCACTAACTATCCTGCACGGTTTAATAAAGCTGCGTATAACACATCAGCCATTACTAACTATCCTGCTGATGTTCAAAAGAATGCTTATTCTACTGTAACATATTTGTTCTACAACTCTGAAGTTCAGAAATTTTCATATTCGACATCTGTCGTAACGTCATATCCAGCTCGTACTCAAAAAGCTGCTTACTCTTTCCAGCAATATCAACTAAGTTCGAGTAACCAAACTTATGTTCTGACAGGATTTGTTTCAGGACCAACGCGTTGGCAAAAATCAGCATATAATGCGACTGTCACCACACAGTATCCAGCAAGATTTAATAAAGGTAGTTATAATTTAGCAGTAAATACAGATTATCCTGCACGGTTTAATAAGGCTGCATATTCTACAGTAACCAATACCGCATATGGTGCTGATGTAGCAAAGAATGCTTATTCTACAGTAGTCAATACTGCTTATCCAGCAGCCGTAGCAAAGAATGCTTATTCTACTGTACAAACAACAGCATATGGTGCTGATGTAGCAAAGAATGCTTATTCTACAGTAGTCAATACCGCATATACTGCCGACCAAGAGAAAGCAGCTTATACTACTCAGGTAAACACTGCTTATCCTGCTCGATTTAATAAAAGTGCGTATACAACTCAGGTTAATACGGCTTATCCTGCACGGTTTAATAAAGCCGCGTATAACACATCAGCTACCACTAACTATCCTGCACGGTTTAATAAAGCTGCGTATAACACATCACAAACAACTAACTACCCAGAACGGTTCCAAAAAGCTGCTTATTCTACTGTACAAAATACGCAATATCCAGCTGATGTACAAAAGAATGCTTATACTACTCAGGTTAATACTTCATATCCTATTCGATATAGTAAAGCTGCTTATAATACTGTACAATATACACAGTATCCACAGAGATTTGCAAAAGGAGCATACACCACTCAGGTAAACACTGCTTATCCGCAGCGATTCCAAAAGTCAGCGTATACAACTCAGGTCAATACTTCATATCCTCAGCGTGTGCAGAAAAATGCATACACAACTCAGGTTAATACTGCATACGGTGCTGATGTACAAAAGAATGCCTATACTACACAGGTCAATACCTCATACCCAACAAGATTTAATAAAGCTGCTTATTCTACTGTAGCATACACACAATATCCAACCAGATTTAATAAAGCTGCTTATAATACACAGGTAAATACGGCATTTCCACAGAGATTTAATGCTGCATATACAACTCAGATCAATACCTCGTATCCAACAAGATCATTCTTTAAAGATTCATATACATTATCTACGATATATCCTGCAAGAAATACTTTCGAGAATGCATATACAACAGTAGCATATACACAATATCCATCGCGTACATTCTTTGAGAATGCATATTCTACTATACAATATACACAATATCCATCTCGTATAACTAACTATCCGGATAGAGTTACAGCTGGTACTGCTGGAACCGATAGTGTTGTTTCATGGGTAACAGCAGACGGTTATTCTGTATCGTTTACTGCTGCCGGTGCACAACCAAATATCACAAACTATGTAATTCGCACAGCTCAGACTTCAAACAGAAAGATATTTGATCCAACTAAAGTCGATGGTGTAGATGGAACACAACTTAATGTTTCCGTAGGTAACTCGCCAGCAGGTAACAATACAGCAGCTAATAGAGGGTTTATAAATATAAAGTACACTGGTTAAAACTTTATAATGAGGTTACATTATGTTATTAGCTCCATCCACGGAACTTTCTCGTTTCGTAATTGTCGATAATCTTGTTGACACCGTAGATAAAATACGATTCTTTGAGAAGATTATCGGTTTTCAACCTAGAGATCCAGAAAGCGAATTTGCATGTGATTTAGGATATCTAGAATCAGACATGAATACAAATAAAATTGTGTATGATCCCTTTCATTCTCTTATCTCTACAATAAATTATGAAGCTTTTTTGTATGATATAGAATCTCTTGAAAAATTCATGTACGCTCGACTTACTTCAACTGCTCAAGATCATATCAAACCTCATCGTGAAATACGATTATCTGGCTATAGAAAACAAGATCGTAAGATTACGATGCTTAGCTGTCTATCAAATAATAACGAATATGAAGGTGGCGAATTAAAAATTGATATCGATGGAACTCTGCAACCGCAAATTATAAATTTAAAGGCCGGCCAAACGGTATTCTTTGATTCACATGTTACATGGGGAATAGAACCAGTGACGAGTGGCGAAGCAAGATTTCTATTGAACAATGCATGGGGTAAATCACAACTATGATTTTTAATAATGATCCCGGTCTAGAGTTTTATACATCAGAGCATTTATATGGCGCACTCATTGAACCATCTAGAATGCAAAAGCATGTGCCAGAATGGTTTAAGAAAATACCTGTTACAAAAAATATTCGTGATCAAGGTGGGTTCCCATTATTTACGGCTAAAAAATGTTTACCTATGCTAGATGCTATGACTCTTGGTTGGGTGATTCCATTACAAAGTGATGTACATGTAATTACAAATGACGATTGTTCTATAATTCAGGCTGCAGGAAGAGAAGGCAATCAAATACAAGCCGTACAAGGCCACGCGTGGGATCAAATTGCATCTGAAAAATGGCCGGGCTTTAAACAAGATCCGTTGAAGTTTATTAATCATTGGCGAATCAAAACTAAACCCGGCTGGTCATGTTTATTTCAAGCAATGCCAAATTCAGTGCAATCTGATTTTACATGTTTGAGTGGTGTTGTTGATACCGACACATATATGAATACTATTAATTTTCCAGCTGTTTGGAATACGCCAAATGCAGATATAACTTTAAAAGCAGGTACGCCATTAGTGCAAGTTATTCCATTCAAAAGAAATAAGATGGATGCTAAAATCAGAACAGCTACAGATCGCGAAGAAAGAAAAAGAGATATACTTGAAAAGGCGCAAGGAACAAGAACGGGCGTATACACTCAAGAATTAAGAGAAGTTAGATAATGTGGAAAAAGAATCATAATGAAGAGTTCGTCTTTAATGATATGTGGGGTTCTGTTTGGGGAACATGGCCGATTGTAGCAGCAAATAAATTTAAAGCGCCGTATGAAAGTTTTCAAAGAGAAAAATATGGGCGACCACATCTTGTAGATTGTCCCGGCATGTACGACTATAAAAATCAAGGCTGGTTAATGCTAGCTTGGTGTGAAATTGAAGTGCATTGTGATGGAAAAAATACCATGATGTATTATGGCCATCGAGATAAAGGTGAATGGCCAACCCCTGTTAATCAAGAATGTCCATATAAGCTTGATCACAATAAACACATCGACGAGCAATGGATAAAAAGTGCATCTGGCATGTCAGAAAAAATAGCCCATGGTATCGCCGAGCATCGAGACAGCAATCCTACACCAATGCATATTAGTACGCCATGGGCAATAATTAATAAAGGCTGTTCGCTAATGGTTCAGCCTCCTGTATATCATAGTAATATTTCAGAAGACTTTTATGTATATCCCGGCATAGTTGATTATGAGAATGGATTTTCTACAATGAATTTTATATTCTCATGTAAAAAAGAAGGTAAGTTTACAATTAAACCGGGTACTCCTATTTTACATATGATACCTATGATTAAAAGAGATTGGAAGGCATACTATACACACGATAGTTTAGGTGAAACAAAATTCTATACTGGTGCGCTGTCTAATGCTAAACAATTTTATAGAAAAATGGTACATAGAAGAAACAGATTTACGATTGATCGGTGGGATAAATGATAAACACAGAAGCTCTAGAAGAAATTAAAATTGCTACAAGCTTTAATGATAGACCGTATCTAATTAAAAACTTTACTTCATTTCCTGACCAATTTTTAAATCATATGTATTTTTATGAATGTTTCGGTGAATGTAATTATTATGATTGTCATGTATTGCCTATTATGGAATGGGGTGATACAGCGTCGTCACTAAAGATATCATTTAATGATCTTGCTTATAAAAATAAAAAGAAAGACATAGATGAGAATGGCGTGCAGAATTATAAGTCGCGACAAAGAATGGAAGGGATGGGTAGGAAACGTCCATTAGATTATTTAAAAGATAAGAACACGCTTAGAATTTATAATTATGAAAAATATAATAATCTATCGCGTGATATGAGTAATGCTTTATTAGACACCTTTACACTCGATGTAGATATCTTTGGGGTGTGGCCGGCGTTTGTAACACCAGAAAAAGGTGCTGCGCATGCGACTTTCATAAAAGAGAATGAAATATCTGGTCATCCTCGAGGTGAAAATTATAATTCATTTTACTTACAAACAGTAGGCACATCAGAGTTTGTCATATACAAAAATCGTGTCAGTGGTTTAGTTGATAAGAATCTACCATTTGACTGGACAAAAGAAAAACGAGTAATATTTTTTGATAATCTTGAAGTCGAAGAAACCATAGAAGTAAACCCAGGCGACTTACTATACATACCTGAAAGAAAAATGTTTTATGAAAAAGGTGTGGAAGAAAGAATGCATATTAATTTTCCTCTAATATACAAAGGACCTCAGTCGAGTTATAATCCAACATTATGATAGAAGTAGAAGACATTTTCATTGAAAGTATTTTTAAAGAAGTATATGACGATATAAATCATCAAGAAATACACGACTATATAAACTTTCTTATGAGTAGAGAAGAGAAAGGTGTAGTCATTTCTAATAAAGGTGGGTGGCAATATCATGTTCAACGCGATGAGTGTGAAGCTATAGATTATTTGAATGATAGACTGCATGCCACGGCCCATCAAATTTTATATGAGTATTATAGCTTTGATATGAAGAATATGGTCAGCGCTGGTATATGGATTAATGTAAATAATTCCGGTGATTATAACGTAAATCATAATCACGCCGGCTCCGTGCTATCTAGTTGTTATTATTTACAGGCGCCTGAACCTTCAGCCCATATTGAATTTGAACCAAATGATCAATTGTCTAGAACAATATTGAGAAACGAACTCGAAAAAGGTGGATCTGAATTTTTAGGAGATGATAATCCTCGTATTAGAATGGGCGCGGGCAAAGCACCACAAGAACGGGAAGCATACTTTTTTACAGGACATCTGTCACATCGAGTTGATATAAATAATTCAGTCGAGCCTAGAATTTCACTCGCGGCTAATTTCTGTTCGAGCGCAGCTCGCTCTTAGTATAAATAAAATTAAAATAATAGGGTACACCTATGGCGCGCACTGAAGATCTAACCATAGATCAAAATACCGATTTTACTATCAAGCTGAACTTGCTTGATAGTAATGATGCAGCTTTAGATTTGACTACAAAATACTTCGCAGCATCATTCAAAAAAAGATATAACGATACCGATTCTACTGATTTTACAGTCACCGTTATCGACGCTGCAGCTGGTTCTATACAACTGTCGTTATCATCTGCTATTACATCAACATTAGATACTAGCTTACGTTATGTATATGATGTGTTAATGTATGACAATGGAGATGTTAATATAACAAAAGTACTAGATGGAAAAATATTCGTAAAACCTAGTGCGACTTCTGTAGGAGAGTAAGATGTCAACAATCAACCTACGCGTAGGCAATGATGCTCTTACATTTCAAGAGTTGGATAACAACTTTACCAACCTCAATAACGATAAGTACGAATCAGGTGACAACCCAAGTTTTGTTGGTTTAACACTTACTAAAGAGGGTGATGGTTTAGCTAAAATCACTTCACCCGCTCCATCGGGTGGCAATGACACACAATTTATCCAATTTGCCGAATCGACATCGAACCAAGGCTTTGTCTGGATAGCAGTGTCAGATGATATGGATGTTGGATCATCAAATGATATTTTCTATGTTGGTGATAGCAATCTTACCGATTGGAGATTTAAAGTAGACGGCGCCGGTCAAGTTTATACATCTACCGGAAATGCAGCAGGCGCAAACTTTGTAGCACAAAGAATCTTTGCAGATAACTACCATCCAAACGCCGATAGATGGACAACAGATCGAACGTTAACAATTGGCGGCACCGGAAAAACAGTAAACGGTACCGCAAGCGTTTCTTGGTCGTTGGCTGAAATCGGGGTCGATGCTGCTGGTACTATTAATTACGTACACCCTCAACCTACTCGTACTAATAATACCTCTACACAAACTGCGACTGCCGGTGGCACGTTTACAGCAATCGATTCTGTAAGTTCAAATGCAAATGGTCATATTACAGCCGTAAATACTAAAACTGTTACACTGCCGGCAGATAATAATACCGATACTCTACAAAGCATTGCAAACGATACATCATCAAGTAGTAGATATGTTACTTTTGTCAATTCAGCGACTGGAGCCCAAACCGGTAAGAGTAGTGGATTACTTCGCTATAAACCAAATGAGGCAATTTTATCTGTAGGTAATACATCTGTTAGTGAAGTACAAACAAGCGAAGTGTCTTGTTTATCAAATCAACAATTAGTCTTAAATGCAGGTGAGTCTAGAGGTACTATTTCTTCAGCTGGTGTTGTACAAAACGCCGAAATCATTTATATGAATGCTGAAAACGGTGTGCAGATTAACTCATCATCAAACAATTGGGTTGACAGTGTAAATGGTAACTGGGCTGGTACAGTACAAACATTAACACTCAATGACTCAAATGGCAACTCATCGTTCCCCGGCAATATAGTAGCCGGAGGAACTGTTGGTGGTTCTAATCTCAGTGGTACAAATACAGGTGACGAACCTAATGCATCTGCTACAGCTAGAGGTATTGTAGAATTAGCAACTGTAACCGAAGTTAATGCTGGAACAGATACAACCCGTGCGGTTACTCCTGCAGGTATTGCTGGATTTACTGGTTCAGCAAATGTTGTTACAGTAGGTACTATTTCATCTGGTACTTGGCAGGGCGGTATTATTAGTACAGCTTACCTAGAAAACCAAAGTGGTACAAACACTGGTGATGAACCAGATGCAACAACATCCGTAAAAGGTATTATCGAAATAGCAGGCCCTTCTGAAGTTACAGCAGGCACAGATACAACTCGTGCTATTACACCATCCAGTCTGACTTCTATCACTAAGCTTGGTACAATTGGAACTGGTACATGGCAAGGTAGTGTTATTGCTTCTGCTTATTTGGATGCTGATACCGCACATCTTTCTGGTTCACAAACATTTACCGGTGCTAAGACATTTAATGCAAATACTACTGTTGTCGGTATATTAGATGTACGACACACAAATGTACAGATGCGTTTGACCGATACAACGTTTAGTAATAATTACTGGGAGCTTGATCACCAAAATGGGTTATTATCATTTAGATATAACGGCGGCACGGGTGCATTCACTTTGGCGCATGATACTAGTGATGCTACATTTGCTGCGAATGTTGATATTACTGGTACACTCACTGCAACATCTAAGTCATTTGACATTGAACACCCAACAAAAGAAAATATGCGATTGCGCTATGGGTCTTTGGAAGGACCAGAAAATGGTGTCTATGTAAGAGGTAAATTGAGCAACACCAAAGTAATCGAGTTGCCAGACTATTGGACTGGTCTTGTCCATGAAGATACTATTACCGTGTCACTTACACCTATTGGTTCGAACGTCATTATGTGGGTAGATAAAGTAGAAGATAATAAAGTTTACATCGAAGCTATTCCATCTATATTCGAATGCTACTATCACGTATTTGCAGAGCGTAAAGACATCGATAAGCTCACGGTAGAGTACTAATGAGTACCGTATACGGTCCGAAAATACCGGATTTAGTTTATGCCTTCGATCCTCAGACAGGTAAACAAGTCGGTACAAAATCAAATGTTACGATTGGAAATTCTGTAGGCACTACTCAAAAATATTATGAATTTAATGGTACCTCGTCTATCATTCGTTTTCCATCTGTAACATTAACAGAATGGACTGTAGCATATTGGTTTTACGATACATCAACAGGTACTAACTACAATATGACATTCGGTCAAAACGGTGGTACCAATAATCGTTTCTATCACCGTGATGATACAACTTCATATAGATTACGAGTGCATAATAATGCTAACGTAAGTGTTGGTGATTTAATAATGGCAAATCGACGAGGAGCTTGGACTTTTCTTGCTTACAGTATGAAGCCCGGCACAAGAAAAACATGGTTGCAAGGATCTCCAGTTGCTAACGTTGCTGAGACTGATAGCTCAGAATTCATATTCGATAGTATTGGCAATCCATATACAGGATCTAGTTTTTATTGGTTAGGATATATTGGACCAGCATATCTGTATTCACGGCAATTAGAAGATTCAGAAGTATCTGATCTATATAATTTAAATGCATCGAGGTTTGGACAATAATGGCGATACCAACAAAATGGCTACGCTGCTTATTAGATGCTCGTAATACGAACAGTTACCCGGGCACTGGCACTACGTGGACAGATCTATCTGGAAATGGTAATAACTTTACTCTGTCTAATACAACATATAATGCAGGTGGTTGGCTTAGCTTTAATGGCACGACAAGCGGCGCAATAGGTAGCCCGACTACGCCAAATAATTTTACAGTCGATAATCATTCTACGACTGTGAGTATGTTAGTACGACCAACATCTAATCAAGGAAACACAAACAAAGCTTTAATCACGGATAACTTTGGACCAGAATTTGGTATCTGGTATAATGGTGCGACCTATACTGCTTATTGTTATTCATCAGCATCATATACTAAAACTTTTAACGAGTGGGCTAACGTAACAATGGTAATACCATATGTTGCCAGACAGCCTGCAGATTTGGCCGTAACAGGTGGATCTCATACGAGTGGTACAACGACATTATTACTCAATAACGCATCAGGTACATTTACATATGATGCATCTGGTCCGCTCAACGATAGAGTTACAGTCACAGGAAGTAATCCATCAGGCTACAATGGAACTTATGCATTGACTGCTGCGAATACAACATCTATTTCATATGCACAAGGCAGTAATCCGGGTACATGGGTATCTGGTTCACGGGCTAAAACAAAAGTCGGTAATACGAAAACAGAAATATATGTAGATGGAGAGTTTATCACATCGGGCACTGGTACTGTGGGTAATGGTGCTAATGACTGGCCTCTTACGATTGGTTACGATAATCAGAGTGGTACACCTACTGCATACTTTACTGGCGATATTGCATGGGTCGGTATCTGGCAAACTGCACTTAATCAAGTGGATATCAAAAATATTCACCTCGCACTGAAGGGTAGAATGTAATGGCTGGCAATGCTGTAGCTACAAAAAATTGTATTCTATTCATGGATATGTGGAATGATAAGTCATTTCGTGGTGCACCTGCGACAAATATACAAGAACAATTAAACGCAGATAGAAATCCTACACAATCTGATGCATGGACAGATTATTCGAGTTCAGTATCAAGTCCCGGCAGATGGTCAGTAAATCATCAAGATGCAATTAAAGTTTATAATCGAGTCGGCTCAAACATTTCATCTAAGAATAATACCGGCGTTCAGAACTGGAAGCAGACGTATCATGGTCATTGGATATATGATGAAGAGTTAGGATATCCCGTACAGATCATGAGAGACATTGGAGATGGTTCATGGTTGTACGCCGGCGGTGGTTTAAACAGTGCCGTGAATACACCGACAAAATGTGGATTAGGACTCGGTGATCAATACGTGATATCATGGGATCAATGGACGACTAGTATAAGTAAGTCTGCGAACTGTGGTTTATATGGACAGAATACTACAGGAACACAGAACGCGTTTCACGATGGCCTATCAAATCAGGCAGGTGATACAGCTTATAATACAAAGGCGTATACATGGGAACGATGCTGGGGTATCTTTACGATCAGTGCTAATCGTGGATTAGATGCGACTTGGTCGATGTATAATTATGGCATGTATCTAGGTCGTGGTATTTTAAAGGTCGCTAATTTTCAAATCGAAGTTGGCAATCATCCATCGAAATATGTGATACCAACTGGTGCTAAAACATATAATGCAACAAGAACAACATCAGAATCAGTAGTCGATATTACACGTAAAAACGATCTGACTGTCAGCAATCTATCATTCGAGATTGATAATCGACGAGAAGCATTTGCATTTGATAACACATTAAATAGCAAAATAAACGGTGTCCAATCATCAGATGCTCAGATCACAGCCGGTGGAGCAATGAGTTTTGACGGATGGGTACAAGTGAATTCATCACAAAATAACTCATTCCCTTATATTCTTCAGTATGGTGCATCATGTATTATCCATGTTAGTCAAACACCGGGCACTAATCCATATTTAGCATTTAATGCATATACAGCAGCTGGATTAAAGCAACTTACTTTCTCATCATTTTTTAGTGGTGAGCAGGATACTAATTGGGTACATTTTGCATGCACGTGGGATGGCACGAGTGGTCAAAAAATATATAAGAACGGTGTACAAGTAGCATCGACGACTCAAACTGCAACGACTACAACCGCAACAGGTTCAGGTGGTCTTGCGATTGGTGGTAATAATGTCGACAACAATCGAAATTTCAACGGCAAGATTGGAGCAATGAGAGCTTACAATCGAGTATTAACTGCAAAAGAAGTTTATCAAAATTACCAAGCATCTCGTGGACAATACGGAGTATAAATAAAAGCATGGCTGATTCAGATAAAGACATTTTAATTACTCCACAAACTGGCACTTCTTCGGATCCATCGATACAGTTTAAGAGTGGTGCTACATCCGGTGACCCTATTACGTTGTCAGTAACAGACGATGGGACCACTTCTACTCTTGATTTTAGTGGCTCAGCTGGCCAGCTATTTTCAATAAGTAACGATTTATCTGGCACAGTTTTTAGTGCAGCAGATGGTTCAGGTATACCAGTTATTGAAGCAGATGCCGATGGCACAGTTAGATTAGCACCGTTTGGTGGCGTTATTGAAACCGGCGGACCAACTCGAGAAAATCTAAACACAACATCTGGCACATCAGTATCGATAGACTTAGATCAAGGTTCTATGTTTTGGCATACAGCAGGAGCAGGTACAACAACTGTTACATTTAGCAATGGACCAGCTTCTGATCAAACACAGACTATCATGTTTGTACATCAACAAGATGGTACGGGTAACAGAGCTATCTCATGGCCGGGCGGCGTTTCTTGGGCTGAGAATGTAGAACCACCAGAATCTACAGGCCCTAATGATATTGACGTCTACACAATTCAAGTCATAAATAAAGGCGGTACTACATATTATATGATAACATTGGCGGTTAGAAACGCTAGCTAATATAAATAAATGGTGAATAAATGACTAAGGTGAATGATCATCAAGTAGGCACGGGCTTATCTGGTGTTTTAGAAATTAAGAAGCCTGACGGCTCAGTCGAAAAATTAGTTTTAAACGGTAAGAGAATATCAACAGGAGATAAATCTCATGGCAACATTAAACCATCCAACAGCGGTTCGGAACGCGATCGCTGATACAGTAGTAGATCGTATCGACGCCGGTGCCGGTGCTGGTAAATTGAAGTTTTACACATCAGATGGTGGATCTCTTCTGGCGACATTGACATTTAGCGATCCTGCATTTGGAAACGCTGGTGCTTCAGTTGCTGGCCGAGCAGACGCAGCTGCTATCACTTCTGACACAAACACATCAGCCGGTACTGTTACTTTCTTCGAAGTAACTGATTCGAACGATGTTATTGTATTCGAAGGTGACGTAACATCCGATGACGTAGGTACTGGTTCTATCCAGCTTTCATCTACAACCCTCGGTACTGGCGATACTTTGTCAGTAAGCTCACTACAGTACACCGCTCCAGTATAAACTAGTGACTTTCCTGGGTAACTACTCTTTCAGTTACCCGAATGGTAAACTGAAAACTCGAATGGGCCTTCGTGGCCCATTTGTTGTGCGTAGAGGTTATCAATGGCATTAGTACGCACAATCTACCATGTTGACGATTATGTAGCGGTTGGCTATGTAAGAAAAACCGAAGAGCTGGAAGGTGTAGCTGGTATTGGCGCATCTTCATTATCAGGCGTCGGTGAACGTAAAGCTCCAGCTACTGGCTCACTCGTATCAGCAAATTCTAGTCTATCAAATGCTGATGGTGAACGTGAAGTTAAAGTATTATCAGGTGTACCACAGGTCACCGTTTCTCTATCTGGTTCTGGTAAAACAAATAGAATTGCTGTAGGTTCTATTGTATCTGCAAACAGTTCAATCTCTAGTGTTGGCGAAAGAACTATCAGTGGTTCTGGTTCCGTCACAAAATCTAACAACTTTATTGCGAGCACCGGTGAAAGAACTGTAGTCGGTTCTGGTTCGATGCCACAGGAGACGAATCAAGTTGTTGGTGTCGGTGAACGCAGAGTTACTAAAGTTGGCGCTGGAAATCTAGTATCTGCAAACTCATCAATATCGAGTTCAGTAAAAAGATCAATTACAGGTACTGGATCTCTGCCACAGGAGACCAATCAGCTTGTTGGTGTTGGTGAAAGAGGTGCGTCAGGTGCAGGTTCATTACCACAGAAAACCAACACCTTGGCTGGTATCGGCGAACGAGCTTCGGTTGCTGTCGGTCAGCTACCACAAAAAACCAATACGGTATCAGGCACTGGTCAACACGGTCTAGTAGGAAATGGATCAATTGTATCAGCCAATAACAGCATTGCTGGTGCCGGCGAAAGAATAATAACCTCATCTAGTAATATTCAACAAGGCGATCACAGCCTATCAGGTTTAGGTGAGAAAAGCGCTTCCGGAAGTGGCAATCTACCACAAAAGACTAACACACTGGCTGGTGTTGGTGAGCGTGTTATTACGGCCAGCGGCTCATTATCATTAGCAAATAGCAGCGCTACAAGTTCTGGTATAATAGAAAGAGTTGGTACCGGTACACTTATTACAACGGCTGCACTTTCTTCCATAGCTGAAAGAACTATATCTGGTCCCGGCCATTTACCAACTCCTGAAGTAACACTTGCAGGTATTGCTGAACGTACGATTACTGGCACGAGTTCTTTACCTCAAAAGACTAATACACTCTCAGGTATTGCAGAACGAGAAATCTCTGGTTCGGTTTCTCTTACCACATCTGCTTCACTTTCTGGTTCCGGTGAGAGATTAATTACTGGCACAGGCGAGCTGCCGGTTGAAACAAATACTCTATCAGGTATTGGCTTACGAACTGTTATATCATCAGGTTCGGTGCTATCTGCAAATTCAGCTATTAGTTCTGTTAGCGAAAGAAGCATCACTGGTTCAGGTTCGCTGCCGCAAGAAACAAATGAATTAGCCGGTGTCGGTGAAAGAATAATCACAGGTACCTCATCCGTTGTAGCTGATAATTCGTCTATAACTGGCACATCGACACGCTTGATTGACAGCGATTCAACACTTATTACCACTGCATCTACATCTGGTGTAGGTGAACGAGAAATTGTATCATCTTCGGGCAATTTAGAATCTGATGTTTCAAGTGTCTTCGGACTGGCATTTGCAGGACCAGCTTCAACATTCTCTACACTTCAAGCAGCAAATAGCTCGATATCGAGCGTCGGTGAAAGAATCGTAACAGGTTCTGCGACGTTAAATACATTCGTCTCGATATTCAGCGAAGGTGAGAGATCTGTAACTGTAGTCGGATCACTAGATTCAGCTAATTCAAGCATATCGAGTGTAGGTGAAAGATCTATAACTGTCGCTGGTAATCTTACTGCTACAGATGATTCTGCAGTCGGTACTGGTTTACGAACGATAGTCTCTACACCAACATTGACAACCGAAGCTAGTGTTTCTTCGACCGGTACGCGTACCATAGTTGGTTCTGCTACACTCACAACAACAGGATCAGTACAATCACCAGTACCGGCTGAGCGCGAAGTCAAGCTTATTTCCGGTGTGCCACAAGTTGAAGTATCGATAAGCGGTGAAGGTTTACGAACAGTTGTTACTGGCACAAATAATGTTGAATCTGAAACGTCTTCACTCTTAGGTAATGGACAAGCAGGAAAGACTGCATTTGGCAATGTTGTTTCTGCTAACTCATCAATCTCCGGTGATGGTATCAGAGAGATTGTCAGTGATCCTATTTCACTGACAACTACAGGCTCTATATCAAGTAATGGTGTTCGAACTGTACCGGGTAGTGGATCACTGATCACAACCACATCAATCGATGGTATTGCTGAAAGAATAATTACGACAGGTACAAATACATTAGTATCTGCCAACTCATCAATTGCCGGTATCGCTGAAAGAGTCATTGAAGGTAGTGGCGCATTACCACAAAATAATAGCAGCCTGACTTCAACTGACGGCGAGAGAGAAATTACCGTCGTATCTGGCATATCACCAACAAGCGCTCAAGTTGATGGTGAAGGTATAAGACAAACTGTTGGTACTGGTAGCGTTGTTGCAGCTGCCAACCTAGACGGCGTGGTCGAACGTATTATTACATCGACTGGTAACTTACCACAAAATAATTCATCGCTTCTTGGTGATGGTGCACGCGGACCGCTAGGTACTGGTTCTATAGTATCAGGTAATTCATCCGTACAATCTCCTGTACCAGCTGAGCGTGAGGTCAAGGTTGTATCAGGTATATCACCAACCGCAGCAAATGTAGATGGTGCTGGTTTAAGAACTATTATAAGTGATACAAATACACTTGAAACCACATCGACATTAGATGGTGCTGTTGAACGCATAATCACCGGATTTGACTCGCTTCCACAACCTACTGCATCGCTAGCTGGTATCGGTGATAGAGATATTACTGGTACAGGCGTGCTGCCTCAAAATAATAGTAGTGTGTCTTCAACTGATGGTGAACGTGAAGTTACACTTGTATCAGGTATCTCGCCAACATCAGCTGAGTTTGCAGGTCAAGGTCTCAGAACTATTACTGGATCGGGTCAATTTACAGCAGTCGGAAACGAATTAACTGGCGATGCTATTCGCCAAATTGTCAGCGAATTTACAACATTACCACAAAATAATAGTAGCATATCTGGAGTCGGTGAAGCTGAAAAGACAGCGGAGTCTGCAGATCTTATTGCAGGTATATCTCAAGCTTCAGGTTCTGGTATACGCGAAGTTAAGTTCATATCGCTATCACAACCTGTAGCTACATTAGATGGTCAAGGCTTAAGATCAATATCTGGTTCAGGTTCAGTAATTGGTGAATCGTCGATTGATAATGATGCTGATCGAATTATTGTATCTGTAAGTGCAGATCTCGTACTTGATGCATCAGAAGTTTCTGGTTCGGGCGCGAAAGGACCGACAGCGATAGTATTTAATGTACAAGCTGCTCCATCTTCAGTCGTATCGCCAGCCGTTGGTGAGCGCGAAGTCAAATTAGTATCAGGTATATCTCCAACGTTTGCGTCAGTAAGTGGTGAAGGTGCTAAAAACTTCAACATATCAGCAACGTTTACTACCACGGCATCAGTATCTGGTTCAGGATTTAGATTTATTGCAGGTCCGGGCCATCTACCTGAACTCGAATCTACATTAAATGCTTCTGGCTTGCGTACTGTTATTGTTGATCCAATCGATATTACAATATCAAATTCATCTGTTGCTGGTACTGCACTTAGAGAAATCAGATCGACGTCAACAGAATTACCTCGAAACGATTCGGTTGTACAATCACCTGCTCCTGTTGAACGCGAAGTCAAGTTAATCTCTGGTGTACCACAAATTGAGACATCGGTATCTGGTACCGCGAACAGAGGATTAACTGCAACCACTAACTTACCACAGAAAACAAACACATTATCAGGTTCTGGTGTAAGAACGATCGAGGTTACCACTAATCTTCAAGCTTCGAGCAGTCTTGCAGGTTCAGGTAGCAAAACGGTCAAGGTTATATCTGGTGCGCTTGTCTCTGGTAATAGTGCAATCTATCCAAATGGTATTGTCGAGAGAAAAGGTACAGGTTCGCTTGTATCCGGTATCAGTATCTTTAGATCTAAAGTCGCCCGTGATATCGTAGGTGAAGGCTTCTTAGTATCGAGCAATTCGACTTTACTTTCAGACGCAGATACTGGCACCAATGAATCTGTAGTATCAGGACCATCTACTGTTGTTGGTGTTGGTTCTATATTAAAAGTAAATCAAGTCATTACAATCAAGAACGTCGATCAAGTCGAAACAATAAGTATTGTAATAGAAGATGGACCGGGCATCATAATTAAAGATGCCGAAGCAATAAAAACCGTTAATTCGACAATGGAATCAGAATTAATCATATCGTCGAAAGTAGCATAGCATAAATAAAATAATAAAACGTTACGAGGATATCCCATGGCTGTACCAACATCTCGAGAAGAATTTAAGGAGTATTGTCTTCGTTCTCTCGGTAAGCCAGTAATCGAAATAAATGTTGATGATCTGCAAGCTGAAGATAGAATAGATCAAGCTTTACGTTTTTATTATGATTACCATTTTGATGGAACAGATAAAACATATTACAAAATTGAGATGAACGACACCATTCGCGAGCAAAAGTATTTTGACTTGCCTGATAACATCATTGGTGTTGTTCGAGCTTTTCCTATCGGTGATCCTAACACATCATCTGGCGACATCTTTAACATTCGATACCAGATCGCACTGAATGATCTGTATACGCTAACGAATGTGGCTTTAGTAGATTACTATATGACAATGGAACATCTTGCCCTTGTCTCTGAGTTGTTAGTAGGGCGTCCACAGATTAGATTCAATCGTCACAGGAATCGTGTACACTTCGATGAAACTACCGGCGATCTTCCACCTAATGGAAATTTCATTGTTCTCGAAGCATATGAAGTCGTGAATCCGGATGCATTTACAGATGTGTGGGCAGATAGATGGCTACAATATTACACTTCGCAATTGATTAAAAGACAATGGGGAACAAACCTTACTAAGTTTGAAGGTCTGCAACTTCCCGGCGGAGTAACATTTAATGGTAGACAGATATATGACGAAGCTCAAGCTGAGATTAGTAAATTAGAAGAAGAGATGGTTACTAATTACAGCTTACCGGTTATGGATATGATCGGATAGTTGTTGGCCACAATGGCATTATAAGACATAACACAGGATTTGTACACAGTGGCAACGAATATATATTTCAATAATTTTACAAACACGGCTGAACAGAATCTTATAGAAGATCTGGTCATCGAGTCAATACGCATATACGGTCATGATATATGGTATTGTCCACGTACTGTTGTGTCAAAAGATGATATACTTCATGAAGATACGCTGTCTCAATATAATGATTCGTATCAGGTAGAAATGTATATAAAGAATGTAGAAGGTTTTGAAGGAGAAGGAGATTTCCTTTCTAAATTCAATATTCAGATTCGAGACGAGATCACATTCACCATAGCAAGAAAAGTATATCAAGAAACGATTGGAGATGTAGAAAATAGTGAACGTCCTCTTGAAGGCGACCTCATATTCATGCCTCTTACTAACAAAGTCTATGTGATCAAGTTTGTAGAGCATGAGCCTGTCTTTTATCAGATGGGATCATTGCAGATGTATGATCTAAGATGTGAATTGTTCGAATATAGCAGCGAAGATCTAAACACCGGTGTACCGCAGATCGATAATCTCGAAGTCGAATATACATTGGCTGCGACTGAAGCCGATGGCTTGATGCGAGATGCAAATAATAATGTCATTATAAATGAGGCAACTGGCAGACCAGAAGGTGTAGATAGCGATTGGAATCCGGATGATCCATTCTCAACAAACTCAGAATTTCAGTTGGATGCAGATTCATTTGTGGACTTTACTGAAAGAGATCCATTCAGTGAACAAGGTAGATATTAATGTTCGGACGTACTTTTTATCACGACACACTTCGTAGATATGTCATTTTATTTGGCACACTCTTCAATGATGTGTGGATCAATCGTGAAGATGAAGATGGAAATGTGAAACAGTCTATAAAGGTACCGTTAGCTTATGGTCCTCGCGAAAAGTTTTTAGCAAGAATCGAGGGCATAGAAAGTCAACGCGATCCATTACAGCAACCATTTTCTGTTGTATTACCTCGAATGGGATTTGAGATAACAGGATTTAATTATGCACCAGAAAGAAAATTACCAACTCGTAAACATTTTGTTAAGACAGCAAACGCTACTGATTCAGACAAAAATGATTACATGTACAATCCTGTACCGTATGATATCTCATTCAGTCTTTCTATCTTTGTTAAAAATACAACAGATGGTACAAGAATCATCGAGCAAATATTACCATACTTTACGCCAGAGTGGACATCTACAGTTCAATTGATTGACGATCCGGATGTCACGCTCGATGTGCCTGTTGTTTTAACTGGATCATCACAAGATGACGTATATGAAGGATCATTCGAAGAGCGCCGTGCCCTTATATGGACACTTGATTTTACAATGAAAGGATTTTTCTTTGGTCCTGTATATAAGAAAGAAATCATCAAGCTGGCCAATACTCAAGTGTTTGATGCATCACTATATGAAGATGCAATCGATGCCGTAGAATTGCCACCAGAATCAGCTGTTGAACGATACATAAATACTGTAGGACTCGATAGCGAAGGCAATCCAGTTACTGAAAATCCAGTACAGGCAACTGCTATCGCAACAGTAAATGAAGGCACGGTTTCTGACATAACCATTATTAATTCTGGCGCTGGCTATTCGACCGCAACTGTTACAATTACCGAAGGCGGCGCTCCATTAATAAATGCTACGGCAACGGTAAATGTGGCAGAAAATGGCACCATTGCTAGCATCGAGATGGTTGAGGTAGGCACTAACTATACCCAAACGCCTGTCGTTACAATTTCGGCGCCAGATATTGTAAGTGTAGCTGCTAATACAATATCAGTAGATGACAATTACGGTATAATATCGTTTACGCAGCGACAAGAATATGAGTAAAGATGACATGAAGCATGATATATTGAATGACGTTTTAAATATGAATGGTACTGAAATCGTCCAAAAAGAAGACGCGCCATTACCTACAACTTATAGACCAAGTTTAGAATCAGATAAAGAATTCGAAAACGATACCAAGTATATCAGGCAGAATTTTTATGATCTTATAGAAAAAGGTCATAGCGCCATTGACGAATTATTGGCCGTCGCAGATCAATCACAACACCCTCGAGCATATGAAGTATTAGCAAATATGCTGAAGACAATGGGTGACATCAATAAAGATTTGCTTGAAATGCATGCTAAGAAGCAGAAGATTACAGGCGAAACTCCTACTGAAAACACCGTAAACAACAACTTATATGTTGGAAGTACAAGCGATCTACTAAAATTGTTGAATAAAGACGACGATGAGTGATATTACAGATATCAAGGATTACCGAGCATATCTCGGTAATGCTAATCTAAAAAGAAAAGGCGTTGACATTGAATGGACCGAAGAAATGGTTCAAGAATTTGTCAAGTGTTCAAAAGATCCTATCTACTTCTCTCAACAATATATTCAGATTGTACACGTTGATCATGGTCTTATTCCTATCAAGTTGTACAAATATCAAAAAGATATTATCAGGAAAACAACTAAAAATAGGAGAACATGTGTTGTCACCTCACGTCAGGCGGGTAAGACTACTACTGCTGTATGCCTTATCCTCCACTATATACTCTTTAATGACCACAAGCTTGTTGCTCTTCTTGCTAATAAAGGAGACTCAGCAAGAGAAATTCTTGACAGAATCAAAACAGCATATGAAGCCTTACCAAAATGGCTACAGCAAGGTGTCATCGAATGGAACAAAGGTTCAGTAGAATTTGAAAATGGATCGAAGATTATAGCGGCAGCCACATCATCATCGGCTATTCGTGGTAAGTCTGTATCCTTTCTATACATCGATGAGACCGCGTTCGTTGAAGGATGGGATGAATTCTTCGCAGCGGTATATCCAACGATATCATCTGGTAAAACAACAAAAATTCTTCTCACATCAACACCTAACGGTCTAAATCATTTTTACAAAACATGTGAAGGCGCAAAGTCTGGTAAAAATGGATATCAGTTTGTTCAGGTTATGTGGAATGATGTGCCCGGCAGAGATGAAAAATGGAGACAAGAAACACTAGCATCGATGGATTTCGACTCAGAAAAGTTTGCACAGGAGATGGAGTGTGAATTCTTAGGGAGTAGTGGTACATTAATCGCTGGTTGGAAACTCAAAGAATTGGTATATCATGATCCACTAAGAACGATTGGCGGAGTCACGATATACGAAGAACCTGAAGCAGAAAAAAAGTACGTCATAACCGTCGATGTTAGTCGCGGCAAAGGACTTGACTATTCAGCATTTCAAGTAATCGATACCACTAAAATGCCGTATAGACAAGTTTGTACGTACAGAAATAATATGATAACACCGGTTGATTATACTGCAGCTGTTCATAGAGCAGCTATGTTTTATAATCAAGCTTCAGTTATGGTAGAAATTAATGATATTGGTGATCAAGTAGCAGGTATATTATTTGAAGAATATGAATATGAGAACATGCTATTAACGGAAAATAACGGCCGAGAAGGTAAAAGATTAATATCTGGTGTTGCTGGTTTTAATGGAAGGGCAGATAAAGGTATAAGGACGACTAAACCTGTGAAGGCTTTAGGCTGTTCAATGCTAAAACTGTTAATCGAACAAAATCAGCTTATAGTAAATGACTTCGAAACGATTAAAGAGCTATCTACCTTTAGTGCGAAAGGCACATCATATGAGGCCGAACCCGGCAATCATGATGATTTAACAATGTGTTTAGTACTCTTTGGATGGCTCACAAATCAAAGATACTTCAAAGAATTGACTGATATAAATACGGTCATAAATCTGAAGGAAATGAACGAAGAGAAAGTTTTTAGTGAATTGACGCCCTTCGGTTTGATAGATTCCGGGCATGAAAACTACGAAGATAAGGTGCCTGTGACTGTGAAAGGCGACGACGACTGGGGTTGGCTGCGCTAATTAGAAATGTTGTTTGTTATAAATAAATGTACGATCTAGATTATATTTAAAATTTTTACAGGGAGAAACAAATATGCCTTTTCAATTAAGCCCAGGCGTTAATACTACAGAAATCGATTTGACGACTGTAATCCCTGCCGTGGCTACAACTGATGGCGCCATTGCGGGCGTATTTCAGTGGGGTCCGGTAGATAAGCCCGTACTAGTTACAGGCGAAGACGACATGGTAGCGCAGTTTGGCAAGCCAAATGCTGGTAATTTTGAAACATTCATGACAGCCGCTAGCTTTTTGTCTTACAGTAACAGCTTGTATATTTCACGAGCTCATCACTCATTCGGTTCTGATATTCGTCTTTCAGTATTTACTGTCGACGGTGCTGACTACTTTGTAGTTGCAGATAGCGATTCAACAGGTGTTTCGACTGGCGATGTAGTTGCTGCTCGTGGCTCTGACGTTGCTGAAGCTGTTGTCACTGTTGATGCTTCAGATCAAGTCGAAGCTATTACTCAAACCAATATCGACACAGTTGGTAATAAGATTGATCAAACTTTGACTGTTCTTCGCGAAGGCGAGAAAGTCACTGCTACATCAGATAACGCATTACCTACTGTACTTGGTGGCGGAACTGGCCCATCAGCTGAACTTTACGTCATTAACGTAAACGCTGGTGACTTCCAGTTAACTACTTCACAAGGTTCTACAGGTGATATTGTTGTATTCGGTGATACTGGTAGCGGCACAATGACGCTAACACGCTCCGGTTCAACACGAATCACTATGACCGGCGAGACTTTCTCCGGTGGAACTGGTTCAACAATTCTCGAATTCCACGATGCCGACTATTCATTCAACGCTGTTGCTAACTCAAGCGTTCGAGCTGCTTCACTTGCATCTAACATCGTTAAGAACGAAGACACCTACGACGGTGCTCTTGCTTCATTCGATGATAGTGTAGAGTGGATTGCTAAGTATCCCGGTTCTCTTGGAAACAGCTTACAGATTTCAGTTTGCGATTCAGCGAATGCTTTCTCATCCACCGTAACTGTCGCTCAAGGTGCTGCAACTGTACTGGCGATTGAAATTGGTGCATCAAATGGTACTATTACTACTGACGGCGCTGATTCACTTATCACTGATGTAACTGCTCAATTGGCAGTAGGCGATAAGATTCTGGTTGGTAATACTACAATCGGCGAACAGTACCTCGAAATCTCAGGTATCGATACTACTTCAAACACTTCATCAGGTGTACTTACATTTACTACGCCATTGACTACTACTGAAGACGTTTCAATTGCATCAACTGCAGGTGCAAATGCTACATTCACACGACTATGGCAACATTGGGATCTTGTAGATGGAGCGCCCGGCACTTCAGAGTATGTTGCAGAGAAAGGCGGAACTGGTAAAGATCAGGTTCACGTAGTTGTTCTCGATGAAGATGGATTGATTTCAGGTGTCCCCGGCACTGTACTTGAAGTATTCAACTCACTATCTCGTGCAACAGACGCAAAAGACGAGCAAGGTTCATCTCTTTACTATAAAGATGCGATCAACAGCCGATCTCAGTATGTCTGGTGGGCGAATGATCGTACTGGCGCAGCTTCTGCTCCTGCGATTAGCGTTGCATCTTCAACCAACAATGATCCTTCAACATTGTCATTCGCTAGTGGCCGAGATAACGGTACTGAAACTTCAGCTCCTCTCGGTGATATCCTTCGCGCATACGACGTATTTAAGTCAGCCGAAGATGTTGATATCTCACTAGTCATGGCAGGTAAGGCTCGTGGCGGTGCACACGGTCAAACACTACCCAACTACATTGTAGATAACATTGCTGAATCTCGTAAAGATTGCGTTGTATTCATCTCGCCAGAGCGTGGAGATGTGGTTGACAACGTTAGCGATATCGCTGCAGACGTAGTTGAATTTAGAAACGCTTGCCGATCAACTTCATACGGTGTTCTAGATGGCGGATACAAGTACATGTACGACAAGTACAACGACGTATATCGCTGGGTACCATTAAATGGTGACATTGCAGGTCTCGCAGCTTACACAGATGGCGA